AAAGACGAAAGAAAAGAAAGACTAGCAATAGCAGGAGCCTCGATACAAAATAATGTGTCTACAACTCTAAGAGAAAATATAGGATTTCCAGATCATATTAAGAGAATACTAGATTTCTATAAGATTCATAAATAGATGGCATTAAATAATTTAAATAGTGAATTAGATATAATATTTAAACTATTTTTTGAAGGCAAAAACTATAGAATATTTTTTAAAAGTTATTCTCATGTATTTAATTTAAATTATAATGAGGCAGTTAATCAATTAAAAAAGATAGAGATTTCAGAATCTTTTGTGAAAAAAGCACAAAAAGCAGGAACATTTCCATCAGGAGAAAGAACATCGGGATTAGTTTTTGCAGACCAAAAATTTGATAGAAAAATTAAGAAAGTAGCAGAAAGCTTTATTGCAGAATGGGGTAAACTTCCTACAAAAGAATTCCCTAACTACAGTCAAACAGTTACAAAAAAGGGAAAAGATGTAGTAATTGAACTTGTTTTAAAAGAAGGACAAGAACAAAAAATTTATGATGTTATTGATAACTACCATACAGAGATTGCAAAAAAGACATTTTCAAAAGGAGAAGGAAAAGCTCTTTTTGAAGAACTAGGAAAATTTGGAAGAACTAGTATAGGCGGTTCAGAAAACTACAAAGCTGTATTTGATATAGGACATGAGGATGCGATCGGAGGGTTCAAAGGAGCTGCATTAAAAAGCTCAATAGATTCTTTAGACGACATTGAAATAATTAGTCCTACAATTAAAAAAATAAAAAATACAGTAAATAATCGACTAAAAGATTATAAAATAGAAATGAAAGCTATAGATGATTATGTAACTTTCAAAGGTGGAAGAATGATAAATAATCCTAGTGGATCATTTAGAATTATTACTAATCTTGAAACAGCATATGAAAATCAGATTCAAGCTCAAAAATCTGGAGGAGTAGGACCAGATGGACCCCTTCCTCGAGGTAAGGAATTTGGTTCAGCACAAATAGGAAAAGACCTTGGTAAAATTCGAGATGAAATTAAAAAAATAGTTTCAGAAGAACTCAAAATTAATAGACAAAAAGGTGGCAAAGGATGGGCAGAAAGAGAAGGATCAGACTCTTTTATAGATTCAATAGCAAAAGGTATTGTTTTAAGTCCTGCAATGCAAAAAAGATATGCAAGTAAAATTGCAAAAAATGCAACAAAATATAGAGGAGCTTTAAAAAATAGAACCAATACCTCTAGAACTAAGAACAAAAACTTAAAAACAGGTTTTAAATCTCATAATGTATTAAGTGCAGGAATAAGACAAATACCTAAAAAAGTACAAAATCAACTAGAAAAAGGAGTGAGTAACGAAAGTACTGTGCAAAATGCTTTTATGGTAAGAGCTTTTGTAAACAGCAGGCTAACAAAAGAAGTCCAAAAAAATATGGGACGCCCTACACTAGAAAATCGAACAGGACGATTTGCAGAATCAGTAAGTGTTGTTAGTGCAATTCCAAAAGGAAATCAAATTCATATGGATTATACTTATAATCCACTTTATAGAGTATTTGAAGGAGGACGACAGTATTCTCCTAATTATGATCCGAGATCTTTAATAGAGAATAGTATAAGAGATTTAGCAGCGGCTAAACTAGAAACAAAATTTACACTTAGGAGAGTATAATGACAATAAGAACAAAGCGTAAAAAAGTTGTCGATGCACTTGTAAATAAATTAAAACAAATAGATGGAAATACTCCATATAATTCAAATGTGTTCAATAATGTAGATGGACACTTAAAATTTTTAGACGAAATACAACAATATCCAAAAATCTGCGTAGTGGCAGGAGATGAATTCAGAGAATACCAACCTGGAGAATTCAAATGGAGATTGTTAGATATAACAATTAGAGCATATATTAATGATGAAAACGATGCTCAAGAAACTTTAGCATTATTATTAGAAGATATTGAAAGAATCATTGATGATAATGATAATTTAGTGTATGACGATACTGTATCGCCAGTACAAAGTACAACTTCTTTAACCATAGGAAGTATAAGTACAGATGAAGGAGTTATTGCTCCTTTAGGTATTGGAGAAATGACAGTACGTGTACGATATTAGGAAACAGGTAAGGCACATAAAAATGTAGCCAAACCCTTTCCAAAGTAAACGGAGAAAGCAAAATGGCTTTAAATTTATCGAGAAATACGAAAGTATTTGTCAGCTCTGTAAACGGAGTACACGCCAGCGGAGGATCTATCTCAACTTTAGATGGATTCACTGGAGGTAGTGGACACGCAGTAGGAGATGTAATTACTTTGGGTACAACTGACGGTTCAGGAAGTGGAGCAAAATGTATTGTTGCCGCTGTATCTGGCGGAGCTGTAACTGAAGTATATATTCCAAATAACTTTCGAGGAACTGGATATGCAGATGACGACACTGTCGATCAATCAGCAACCACCGGCTCTGGGACAGGTTTTGCTGCAGTTGTAAATGGTGTAACAGGCACAACAACTACAGATAACTCAAGAGCAGGTCTAGGACTATTTAAAGGAAACGGCACAGATGCTAATACTTTTAGATTAGGTGTGTTAGATGGATATAGCTTTTCACAAGGAAGTGAAGCAACTGACGTTACTATTAACGAAGCAGGTGCTACACCTAACCGTGGTTCAAAAAGATTTAATGACTCTTTACCACCAGCAGAATGGTCTTTCGGGACTTATGTAAGACCGTACAAACACGGTTCTAATAGCTGGAGAAGTTCAGGAACTCATGATATGGTTGAAAATATATTATGGGCTTCTATTTCAGGTAAGGACATTACAGGAGGAGCGCTTTCTGGTACTTCTCAATCAGCAATTACTGTTGATTCTTCAAATGCAGATGTAACATTTGAAAGATCAGAGCATCACGAATTATTGAAACTTTCAATATATTTTGCTCTTGAAAATACAACTTATCGCTTAAATGAGGCTCAAGTAAATCAGTGTGAGATTGACTTCTCAATTGATGGAATTGCCCAGTTAACATGGTCTGGAAACGCAACAACAATTGACCAAGTTGATACTGCGATTGAAGATCCTTCAAAATCTTTACATGCAAAACCTTCTGGAACAGATACTTCTGTAACTACAGTAACTTATGTAGAAGGATATAACTATGCAGATTGTTCAGGTCCTGATGATGCTGACTACTTGAGAAACAAACTCTCAACATTGTCACTCAGTGCAACTAAGAACTCAAGTGGAGTACTAGATCCAACTGCAAGTGATTCTACAACTACATATGATATTAATATTACTGGTGGTTCAATTACCATTGCTAATAATGTTACTTATGTAACTCCAGAAACTCTTGGACTTGTGGATAAACCAATTGGTTCCTTTACAGGGGCTAGACAAATTTCTGGGTCATTAACTATGTACCTAGATACTAAGACTGACGGCTCAAATCAACTATTAACTGATTTAGCAGCTGCTACAAGTCTAGTAACAAACGAATTCAATATGAGCCTTTTAATGGGTGGTGCTAGTGGAGCTTCTCCTTTAGTAACTTTTGCCTTGCCAAAAGCTCATTTACAAATTCCAACAATCGAAGTTGCTGATCTAATTTCAACTTCTGTAGAGTTCTCGGCTCATGGAACCGACCTCTTAACAGGAGACGAAATGACTGTTACCTATGTAGGTTCAACAAGTCACTCAGACAGTCAATATTCAACAGACTATACTGTATAACAATGACAGCGTACAACTTTCTACGAGAAAGTAATGTACACCTCGTATATGCGGAAGATGCATACGAAGTAAAGACTTTGCACGATCAAACAAAAATGTTTCAGGGAACAAGTATAACAAAAGCAAATCCTGCAAACTTTTCGTTTACAGTTTCATTAACTACAGAAAAAGATGAAACAATTGTAAAGAGTCTTTTGACAGATTATGATAGCACAGGATCAAATATAAAAACTTTTGATCTTTTTATTGTAACTGGAGAAAGTACGTTTAAATTGAATGAATGTGTAATAACAAACGGAGATTTCAATTTAGCGAAAGGTTCAAATTTAACTTTAGCTGTTTCAGGACAAGCACAAAAGTTAGAAAGAGTAGGAGATGCCTCTTATTCACTCCCAGGTTCACTGGTGAGTGCTAGTTCGACAAGAACTCCCACCTTATCGCTTATTGATGTGGAAGTTAGTGGATCAGATGTTTCAAACATTATATCTGCTACATTAAGTGTTCAGAATGATATTTCTTGGACACCTTTTGAAACATTACAAAGCAGTCTTTCAGTTACAAATGCTTCAACTGCAATGTATCCTTCAGGGTTTACTCTCGAAAGAAGAGTTGTTTCTGGTAATATAACTCAATATATTTCAGAAAATAATTCAAGTACAGTGCAAAGTTTTAATACAGACACTGCTGTTCGTATTAAAACAATCGTTAATGGCAATACATTCTTAGATGCAAACTTATCAAATTGTATGTTTACAAAAAGAATGAGCCAAGGCGAAGTATTTACGCAGACTTTTGACTATCGTTTGATAGGCAATCCTGCAAATTTATCAACCGTTATAACATATTAGGAGAATATAACATCATGGATTTAAAATCATTACTAGTAGATAGTAAAACTACTTGGGCAGAATTCCCAGGATTGGATGGATTTGAGGTAGAACTCGCAAATTTATCTAGAAAAGAATTGGTCGCATTACGAAAAAAATGCACAACAAATAAATTTAATAGAAAAACAAGAGGTTTCGAAGAATCTTTAGACGATGAAAAGTTTATAAAAGAATTTACTGAAGCAACAGTAAAAGGCTGGAAAGGTCTTAAATTAAAATATTTAGAGGACTTACTTTTGGTAGACTTAAAAGGACAAAACCCAGAAGATGAACTAGAGTATTCTATGGAAAATGCTCAACAATTAGTTGAAAATTCTTCTGAATTTGATAACTGGCTCAATGAGGTAGTCTTCGATCTAGAACACTTTCGTACAACAATCCCAGGAAAAGGTTCTGAAAAAATTAGAGATATACCTACAGAATAAAGACATAGGCATGACCAAGGATCAATACTTGGAAATGATGGAACAAATGGGAGAAGAACCCGACTGGGAAAAATGTCCTCCTGACTGGGAGGATTTTCCGCCTATAATTGGAGATATAATGAATTTATATCATTCAATGGGCGACAGAGTTTATCCAGATGTAGGATATGTCGGAAAAGATTTTACACAGTTAAAATTTTTTCTAAAACATTATAACATACAAAAACATCAACATGATTTTGTAATTAATACAATACTGTGGCTAGACAGTAAAGCTATCGAAAAATCGCAAAAGAAAATAAAAGCGGCATACGATAAAATGAAAAGGAAATAGTGGCAGACAATAGAGTAATTTTTGAAGTTATAACTACTAGTAAAGGTACTAAAGTAGTTCAACGACAGACTGAAAATTTAGCAAAATCTGTTGATAAAGCAGACCGAAGCACTCGTAATTTGAGTAAATCTCAGGAGCAAAACTACGGCCGGCAAAAACAAGGCGTTATTCAAACCGCTAATAGTACAAAAAACTTTTCCAAATTATCACAAACAATCGGCGGAGGTTCCAGCGGGCTTGTTGGCGCTTATGCTACATTAGCGGCAAATATATTTGCTGCAAGTGCTGCTTTTAATTTTTTACGATCTTCTGCTAGATTTGATGTTTTAACAGAAGGTATTACTGAATTAGGTAATCAATCTGGGCGAACATTGTCAGTTATGGCAGATAGATTACGAGAAGTAACAGGTGAAGCCGTTTCTGTAGAAGAATCTTTTAGATCTGCTGCTTTAGGTGTATCAGGTGGTTTCGGAGAAGAGGAACTAGCAGGACTTGCAAAAATAGCAAAAGGAGCTTCTATTGCTCTCGGTAGAGACCTTGGAGACGCTTTTGATAGGCTAACACGAGGTGCTATTAAGTTAGAACCTGAAATTTTGGACGAATTAGGTATTATGGTTCGTTTAGATGAAGCAGTAGATAATTATGCTACTGTTTTAGGCAAATCTGCTACTTCCTTAACTCAATTAGAGAGAAGACAAGCGTTTATGAACGCAATTCTTGAACAAGGTGAAATAAAATTTGGTGCTATTGCAGAAAAAGTTGATACTAACCCATATGATCGTTTAGCAGCAGCTTTTGCTGATTTAACTCGTCAAATAGGAAAAATACTAAATGTAGCTATTTCGCCTTTTGTTGAACTATTAGCAAACAATATGGGGATCTTAATTGCAAGTTCTTTACTTTTAGCAAGTACTTTCGCAAAACAAATGGTTCCTAGTCTTCTTCAAGGTGGAAAAGCAGCGCAAATGAAAGCAGCTTCCCTTGCACAGTTAGCAAGAGAAACAAAACAAGCAGCTATTGAACAGTTAAAACTAGATGCAACAGGTCTTGGAGATGGCGGAGTAGGAAGTAGAACTACATCTAAAGAACTAAAAGCTATTGAAAAATCAAATGGAGAAATGAAAGTCTCCAATAAACTTATTGGTAATTTAAGAAGAAGTAAAAAACTATTAGAGAATCAAGAAGCAAAAATGCAGGCAGCAGGTTCCAAGTATAGTGCAAAAGAAATTGCGGATCAGCAAACAAAAATAGCCAATACTGAAGCACGAATAAATCAATTAATAAGATTACAAGGAGCACAAGTAACAGCTTTTACAGCAAGTTCTGGAGAAGTTGGAGCTGACTTACGTTCAATGCAATCAGAAGATATTGCGGGAATTCTTGATCAACAAGCAGGCAGAACTCCTTTAGAATCTTTGAAAGGAATTCCAGGAGACTTTAAAAAAATTGGAGAAAGTACAAAAGCTGCAAAATTAGAATATAAAAATTTTTTAGACGAACAAGCAAAAGGAACAAAAGGAACAAGCACAGCAAGTAGAATGTTTGCTAACTTAAAGTTTAATGCTATTGCAGCTGGTGGAGGAGTTCGAGTATTAGGAGCAGCCTTTTTAAATGCAATTCCTGTTATAGGACAAATAATATTTGCAGTAGGATTAGCTACTCAAGCTTTTAAATGGTTTACAAAAAACGAACCAATGGAAAGATTAAATAAAAGCTTAGAAGAGCTCGATGTAATTTTAGAAGGAGTTACTGGAAAAACAGAAGAATTTAATAGAGTTAATGCTCAAGTAAAAGATCCTTTCCAACGTTTGGTATCAGGGTATACAGTTGCTTCCGGATTAATAGATGAAACGGTTTCAAAATTAGAAGAAGCCTTAAAAATACAACAAGAAATAGATGCAAAATCAGGCGAGATTTTCGAGTTTGCAGCAAATGACGATATATCAGGAGCATTATTAGAACAATTAGAGGCTCAACAATCTGAACTTTCAAAAACATTAGGAGTTGAAGTTCCAATAAACTTTAATGTAAAAGACATTGGCGGAACAGAATTGACAAATAGTCCCATATTTAAAGTTTTAGCAGAAATGCGAAATGCTCCTCAAATTGTTCAAGACGTTTTGAATAGTAAATTAGATTTATCTGAATTAGTAAAAAACGGTGCACCTGTAGAAGAAATACTTTCTACTATTAGTACAGCTTTAAAAGAAACAAAAGAAGATATAAAAGATACAGGTCCTGCATTAGCAGATTTACAATCTGAATTTAAAAATACAGAAAATGTTCTTAGTGACTTTTTTAATAAAGCCTTTCCAAAAACAAAATTTGATGAAGTCGCAAAACAATTTAATTCTTTAACTGTTAGTTTCGATACTGCAATACAAAAAATAGAACAATCTTTAGGAAATGAAGGAGCCAACTTTTTCGAAAATTTAGATTTAACAAATGTTTCAGATGATTTAACAAGACAATTTGCAGAAGCAACCTCAGGGATTGGCTCTAATGTAGAAAGTTTATTAACTGGTGGAGTAGCAGACGCAGACAGGGATTTATTAGCTTCAATGGAAGAAAGAGACAGTCTGCAATCTAGTATTAATGAAAAAACTAAACAGATGGAAAGCGCAAACGATGTTAGAGCAGAACAACTTGCAAAAGAATTAACAAAATTATATGAAAGACTCGGAATTACAGAAGACGAAATAGCATCAGATAAACTACGAGTTACTGAAAAAGGCAAACAAATTGCTCTTCTTAAAGGAGAGTTTAATCAGCTTCAAAAAAATGCAAGAGAAAATGCGTCTCTTAATAAAGCAGACAGTGAGAGAATAAAAAAATTAAAAGAAGCAAGTAAATTTCAAGGAGCATTAGAGTTTACATTATTAACACAGAATAAAATTAATGTAAGAAATAGAGATGCATTAAATAAAGAAATCACTTTGTTACAGAAAAGAGCAGACACAAAGAAAAAAGAAGGAAATGAAGATGTACAATTACAAGCATATATCAATAGTTTAATTGTACAAAGAGATCAAGCAGAGGATAGTATAAAAGATAAACTTGAAATACAACTAGAACTTAGACAAGCAGCTTTTAAAATATCGCAAGAAGAATTAAAAATAGAAAAAGAAAGAGCAGCTTCAATACTACAAAATACAAAAAACGAATTAGCAATACTAAATTATAAAAGATCTGGTTCAACAGATTTAGATCCCGAACAAACATTTAAAGCAGAGGTACAAGCAGCAAAAGATAAACGAGATTTAGCAATACAAGAAATAAATCTTAGAATGGCAATGCTTGATGTCGAAGCTTCAATTGTGCAAGCAAGACTACAAGCAACAGCAGCGGAAATAAAAAATACTGATCCAGCAGGGGCAGCTTTATTAGAGCAAGCAGGAAAAGATGTTGTTGCAAATACAGGAAAAGCAAGAAATGCATTACAAGCTTCTCTACGAACAATATCTTCTAGTTTTGAAGTAGAAATTACAAATGCAATGATAAAAAGTTTATCAGGTGCAAATACAGCTCAAGCAGTTGCAAATGTACAAACTCTTATCGCAGAAAGAGGAGCAAATGCATATAATAAAGTAGTTTCAGCAGCTGGAAGAGCGGCGTATGAAGAAGCAATTGCAGCTGGAGTAAGTGAAGAAACTGCTCAAGGGCTTGCTAGTGATGCACGAGCAGGAGCACGAGACGCAAGTGGACCAGGCTCTGCATCTGCAGCTAAAACAGCCGCAGAACAAGTAACCTTAGGGGATGCCGCATCAATGCTTGGACCACAAATTGCAGCATTAAAAGAGCTCGGTCCAGAAGGGGAATTAGTAGCAGCAGCAACACAAGGTGTATTCCAAATTGGAAATGCATTTGCAGTATTAGGAGATTCAGCATCAACTGCAGGACAAAAAGCAGCAGCAGGTATGCAAGTATTAAGTACTATTAATGGAATTATGCAAGCAAATGCCAAAGCGCAACAAGCAGCTCTTGATACAGAAATTAATGCAGAGAAGAAAAGAGACGGAAAATCAAAAGAATCCTTAGCAAAAATAGCAGCAATGGAGAAAAAGAAAGAAGCTATTGCAAGAAAAGCTTTTGAAAGAAACAAGAAAATGCAGATCGCATCTGCTATAGTAGATACAGCATCAGCAGTAGTAGGAGCTTTAGGAGCAAAACCATGGACGCCTGCAAATATTGCATTAGCAGCTGCTATGGGTGCTATGGGTATGATGCAAGTTGCTTTAATACAAAAACAACAATTTCAAGGTGGAGCAACAGATCAACCTGCAGTTCAAAATACAGCACTTACTATTGGAGGAAGAAGTAATGCAGTAGATGTATCTGAAAGAGCTTCTACAGGAGAACTTGCATACTTACGTGGCGGACGAGGAGTCGGAACAAACGCAAATAACTTTACTCCAGGTGCCGCAATGGGAAGAAAAGGATATGCAGACGGCGCAGACGGAATAACAGTCGGAGAAAGAGGACCAGAAGTTATAACAGTATTAGTGCAGTAGATGGAGCAAGTGTACAAAATATGCTCAACGAACAACAAGGAAATATTATAGCAATGATAAGACAAGCAGCAAACGATAATGGAGAAGGATTCTTAGAATCAGTTGATCCTACAGTTTATGGAGGTACAGGCGGATAATGGCTTTTAGTGCATTTACAAATCGATTACCAGATCCAAATTGGACAATTAGTGAAGCTGGAGAAGGACACGCATCAAGTTATACTGCAGGTCCAGGGTTCGCTTCTGTAAAATTTACAGCAAACCAACCTGTGTCTTTTTCAAGAACAAACAGTGGTCGTGTAACTACAAGATCAATAGTTGGTCATCACTGGAGTATAGGTATTACATATAACCCTATGACTCGCGAACAGTTTGAACCAATTTACAATTTTTTGCTTGAAAAAAGAGGACGACTTAAACCATTTTTTGTTGTACTACCTCAAAATGCTGATCCAAGAACTGCAACAAGTGGAACAATTTCAGTTCAAGGAAGTATAACTAGTGGGGATTCAAATTTTTTAATAGATGGAATGGACAGTGTCACTGGTGGATTACGTCCTGGTGACATGTTTAATTTCTTAGATTCTTCAAA